GGCACCGAGAACAGTGGTCGTGTCGGCTCCAGTGAGGATGAGGCCGGTGCTGACGCCAGCGGGCCCGATCGCGACAATGGTTGCCTCGACCCCGGTGATCACGGCGTCGCTCGGGATACTGAATCCCCAATCAGTGAGCTCCAGCTCTTGTGTGCCGCCGAGGAACCCTCCGACGTTGCTCTGGTATGAAGCTGCGCTGTCCTGAGTCCAGGGATTCCCGAACCCGCTCTCAGCCCAAGCACCGGGTGGTCCCGATATCCCTCCATTGAGCGACTGCGGGTGATGCTCTTCGTTGCCTATCGGTCCGGTGGACCACGCTGAGCCGGATGCTGTCCATGGCGCGCCGCTGCCCGATAGCGATGAGCCTGCTGGCGAGCTCTCCGCGACTGTTGTGATCGTTGGAGGGCTGGTGAGCGTCGACGCGTTCAGCGTCCCAGCCGCCTCGTCGAGCGGGATGAGGAACACCTCATCGATCTGCGCGTCATGATCGGAGGTCGCGACCTGCGCGGAGATCACACCAAGCCACGCATTGAAACCAACCGGGGGTGTTTCGATTCCGATGATCCCGAGGTCGAGCAGATAGAAATTGCTAGTGCCGGGCAGCGCGACAGCGCTGTTGGTCGTCGGCGCGGAGCTGCTCGAGTTCGCCCACTGCAGCTGGAACTGTGCCTCTTCCGTTGCCGAATAGGCACGGATCACGACGCGATACCGGCCGTGATGCGTGAGCGCGGTGCCGTCCGCGAGCTGGAGCACCAGCATCGGTTCCCACGTCGCAGCGGCCGGGACAGCGAGCTTGACCACATGGCCACCTGACGCGCCGGTCAATGTGGCGCTCGCTGACCCGTTGGTCGTGAGAAGGTCCTCAGCCTCGTATTGCAGAAACGCCGTGTCGGCGTCGTCGTAGTAGCGGGACTGGACACCCCACAGCAGACCGTTCTGCGCGTTCCCGGAGGTGTCGTACACACGGATCCGCACCCGGCCCGCGTAGTCGCCCTGGATGACAGCCGGCTCGCCATTCAGCGTCGCGACGGCGCTGCAGTAACCGGTGCAGTCGATCGCGTCGAGTTCGATCTCGTCACCGTAGAAGTCGGGCTTCGTCTCCAACGTCAAAGCGATCCCTGACTCGACACCAAGTGTCTCAAGCCACGTGTCCGGCACGTTGAGGGTGGCGTTCTCAATGTCGGCGTACATCGGGTCGCCGCCAGCGCGCTGTCGGCATAGCCAGCCGCCCTCGTCCTGAATCAGCGAAAGCTTCATCGACAGGTTCCGGAGCGCCGCTTCGGCTTCGGCCTTTGAGTCGTCACTGGTGTCGCCCTGCGCACCGATGACGAGCGGGATCGTGATCGTGCGGTTGCCGATATCCCGGTCCGCGACACTGTTGCCGTACTCACCGTCCTGGCTCATCGCGGCGTCGATCGCGGCATCGCCCCAGTCGACGCTCACATCGCTGTCGGTGCCCGCGACCGTGATCATGCCGTCATTCAGCGCGAGCTCTTCACGGTCGACAGCGATGCGCGGGTCGTCGAGGACCAGGATCAGGCCATCTGCGCTCATCCATCAGCCTTTCTTGGTTGGCACATAGGCAACCCCGCCGGTGCGCCCAGGCATCCGGCGGCGGGCATACTTGACTGCCTTGCCGTTCTCGTCCCGGACGACAGTGCGGACCATGTCGTCAAGGCCGTCACCGATGAGTTGCACCGTCCAGTTCGGCGAGCTCGCGGGCGCGTTACCGCCGCCAGCTGCACCGTCCATCAGCGCGCTCGCCTGCGCGTGCGTGAAGATCGGCTCTGGCTTGCCGGTGTTGTTGACCGCGGCCGTGATGCCCGGTGGAAGCCACCCGCCGCTGTCATAGCCGACATAGGGCTTGCCGCTGTTGACCGCAACAACACCGGGGACGTTCCCGAGCGAGTTATAGGTCGCGATCGCGTACCGGATCCCCGCGGCCATGTTTGCGACGTCGTCCTCCGAAACACCGTAGGCGAACGGTCCGACATTCGCCAGTGCGGTGGGCACGTACTTCTTGAAGGTCCCTTCGATCACCTGCATCAGCCCAACGGAGGGATGACCGGCTTTCCAGTTCGAGTCCGTCTTGTTGACTGCGTCCGCATCCCAAGACGACTCTTTGCTGATGATCAGATTGACTGCCGACTCGTTGCCAGCGGTGTCCTTCGCTCCAGCTGCGCTCAGGCCCTGCGTGATCAGCGACTTGTGCTGTCCGGTCGGAACCGGTGCGCTGTTGCCGCTGTTGCCGCTGTTATCGGTGTTGCCAGCGATGAACGACTTCACCGCGGTGTTGACCTTGTCGAGCAACCCCGAAGCGAGTGTTTGCGCAAACCCCGACGGGGCGGCGCCGATGACCGCCTTGATTGGTGTCTCGAGCGCGGAAAGGGACGCGGCAGCGGCATCGGCGACACCCGATCGCACGGTATGGATAGCGGAGCTGACCACACCGGAGATCGCGCCACCGATGGATCCGATGACCCCTCCGAGGCTGAATCCTGGTGGTGCGCTTACCCGTCCCGAATAGGTCGCGTTGATCGCCTGGATTGCCGACGCGCCACCGAGCCCACGAACGGCCTCCGGGACGATGAAGCCCTCACCCGGTGACACGCGCGCCAACAGCGAGTCGCGACCCGGCGCATAACCTGGTGTGACACCACCGAGGGCATGGCTGCCACCACTGGGGGATGTCCCTGCGTCGTCGCTACCGCCGAGATTCGGCTTCTGGACGACGATCGGGGCGATCGTGCCGATCTTCACGCCGAAAACGCTGAGCGCCGTATCCAGCGCGTCTATCAGCGGATTCATGATCTTCTGCGTCACGAAGTTGACGGCAGTCGCGAAGGCATCCTCGATATCGCCCCACAGCTTCGGGATGGCCGCGATGGCAGCGTGGATCGGGCTCGTGATCGCGTCGGTGATCGCACCCCAGACGGTCGAGAAGGTGCCGCTGATCCATTGCTTGGCGTCGCTGAAAACGGCCTTGATGTCAGACCAGGCCTTTGTCAGGCCGCTCTTCGCGTCCCCGATGACATTGCTGACGGGGGCCGTGATCGCACCTGTGATCGCGTTCCAGGCCTTCGAGAAGGTGCCGCTGATCCAGCTACCGGCATCAGAGAACGCAGCCTTGATCGAGCCCCAGTGCTTCACGACCTCGACGATCGAAAGACCGATCGGTCCGCTGATGAGCCCGAGGATGAGAGACCAGTTCTGTGAGAAGAAGTTCTTGACCCAGTCCCACGCATCGGAGAACGCGCCTGTGATCTTCGCCCAGTTCTTCACGACGAGGCCAGCGGCCGCGACGATCACGACCGCGAGACCAATGGGCCCGGAGATCAGCGCGATAATGCCGCCGATCGCGGCCGTGACGGCGAGGAGCTCGCTTGGGCTCAGTGTGTTGAGCCACTTCGCGAAGGCGCCCACGACGGTGAGTACGACTCCGCCCAGCGGCGCTAGATCCACCAGCAGATTCCCGAACAGCTGAGCCAACTGTCCGAGTAGCTGTCCGACCGCAGGGCCGTATTGCTTCACATAGGCGAGGAAGGCCTGGAAGGGCGAATTCTTGTTGCCAGCCGATTCCCCGAAGGCAGCGAACTTGCCGGTGAGCTTGTCGAGCCCACTGCCGATCGCGTTAGTGACGGGACTGAAGGCCTTGAGCAGCCCCGCGAAGCCGCCGCCGAGGTTCTCGACGATCTTCACGAACTGCCCGAGTGTCTTGTTGGCCGTTGAGCCGATCCAGGCGAAGAACGACTTCCAGAACGGCCCTGTCAGCGCCTTGGATGCCTGCACGGCCAGGGTGCCCATCCCGGACGCGAACTTCCCTACAAACGTGGTGAGAGGAGCGAACAGGGGCGCGAGATTCTTCAGCGCCTGCTCAACACCGGGCAGCAGCCCGGCTGCGGCGGCAGCCTTGAGTTTGTCGAATGCCGGCTCGAGCGTGCCCTGCACGAACTTCGCCAGAGCGAGCGTCGCGGGATTGACCTTCGCGAGCTGGTCGTTGATCGACCCCAGGGACGACGTGCCGGTATCGCCAGCGGCCTTGGCCGCGTCCTGCACGCCCCGCATTGCGGATGAGACAGAGTCCTCCGCGTTCTTGACCGAATCGGCGGACTGCTTTTGCTGGAGGGCCTGCGCGCGGATCGCGTCGCTCAGCGACTGCTGAGCCTTCTTGATCTGCTGCGTGGACTGGGTCGCTGTCGTGCCGACGGCCTGCTGTGCGGCCTTGAGCGCCTTGACTGCGGCCGTTTGCTGCTGTTGAGCTTGGCTAACCTGCTGTTGGGCGGCGACAACACCAGGGGCGTTCGCGATGCCGTCCTTCTGCGCCTTGTTGTTGTCCTGGGTCGCCTGGGTCGCAGCTTCTTGGGCTTCTTTGAGCGCCTGTGTGGCCTTCGCGATATTCAGCTGATCCTGTTGGATCTGAAGCGGCGTGGCTGTCGAGCCGGGCGCCTGATCGGTCGTTAGCTGGTTCTGTGCCGTGGTTAGATCGATGCCGGCCTGCTCAGCGGTTTGCTGTGTGTCAACCGCGTTGTTGGCGTAGCTCTGTAGATCCCGGGCCGCTTGCTCACGGGCGTCGTTGAGAGCCTGCTGCGCACTGGTTGACTGCTGACTGGCCTGCGCGAGCTGCTGCTCGGCGGCCTGCACAGCCTGTGCCGCCTGAACCTGATTCTTCGCGGCCGCCGTTTCGGCGGCGGCGAGAGCCTGACGAGCGTTTTTGACCGTCTCAGCCGAGTTGATCGCCGCGTTATCCGCTTCGGCGCGGGCCTGTTGCAGACCACGCTCAGCTTCGGACAACTGCTGCGCGGCGGACGCCTGCTCGTTCAGTGAGCTCGACACGCCGGTCCCAGTCGACGCGCTGGCGGTCTGCTGCTGATTGAGCAGCCCCACGGTTTTCGAGACCCCGGAGAACGCGAGCGCTGCGACACCAACCGCGCCGACAATCGCTCCGAACACGGTCGCGACGCCGGCGAAAGAGGCTATGAGCGCGGCACCGACTGGGATGGCGATCGTCCCGAGGGCAGCGATCAAGCCCGCAGTCACGATGAGGCCACCGTCGACGCCTTCGAGCGCACCGGAGATGCCGGCGAACGCGCCACCGTCGGTGCCTCCAACGGCGTCAACTTCGGCTTGGAACGCGGCTAGCTCTGCGGAGGCTGCGGCCGTGTCGACCTGGATGCGCACGGATGGTGAGCGGGCACCAACTTCGTCGAGCTCAGCTTTGAGGCGGTCCAGTTGCGCGAGCGCGGTTGTCTCGTCGACGTCGACGCCGATGCGCTGATCCGCGAGGGTCTCAAGGTCTGAGCGGATCTCGGCGATCTTCTTTTCCGCGTCGCTGGTATCGGCGTCGATCTCGATCTCGGGAAGCGACTTGAGTGCGGCCTCGAGGCGAGCTTTGAACGCGTCAGCGAACTTGCCGGCAGCGTTTGACCCCTGTTCGGTTGTGTCCTCGTCGGAGGGGCCGAGCGGTGTGTTGTTCGTGCCGTCCTTGACTTCCTTGTTGAACGAGGACGCGAAGGTCTTGCCAGCCGAGACACCCCACTCGCCGGCTTGACTGTCGATCGCTTGCGCGACGCCCTTGAAGGACGGGACGATGGAGAGGAAAGCTTCGCCAACGTTGTATGAGGCCATCCGCGTCACCTCCTTTCAAGGGGATCTGCGGTTAGAAGAGGAAACGGGGCACCGGGCGTGTACCCAGCACCCCGCGTGAGCTTGTGAGCGCCTGACTGAGCGTCAGCGCTACGCCCAGTCGGGCATCCGGCTATCTGCGGTCCGGAAGGACGCGCCTGACGAGCGCGCGGTGCGCCTCGAGCGCGTGGCGATGACGGGCCTTCTCAACCGCAGTGATCGGCCGTTCAGCCGGCCGCACTGACGGGGGCTTGACACCGTTCACGGCGATCAGCGCGGCGCGTAGGCCTCTGAGCTCGTCCTGAATGCGGGCGAGTGCCTCACGCTCCGGTGACCACTCGGAAAGGCGCTCACCGCGAGCTGGTGGATCTGGCATCAGTGCCAGTTGCTCGCCCGTCTCCGGGTCGTCGTGGAATGCTTCCCAGAAGTGGCTGTTGCGCGGGAGATGCTCGATCAGGTTCAGCAGGAATCGCCAGCGGCGCTCCTGCCAGAGCTGAATTAGCGCTTGCCCTTGCGCTGCGAGGTCGGCTTCGATTGCCTCGCCGAACCGTTCGACGATGGTCGCGAGGCGCTGCCTTCCCCCGGTGTACCGAGGTCAAAGTGCGCGGTGTACGCCTCCATGACGAAGTCGATGTCCTCGAGCGTCCCGTCCTCGCGCTCAATGAACTGCGAGAATTCGTTGCTCGCTGCGAGCATGTGAAGAGCGAAGTCCTCGGGGGTGCTGGCGCCGTTCGAATTGATCAGCGCCGCTGATTTCATCTGCTTCGGGTGAGGGAGCGTCAGGAGACTGCCGTCCTCGAGTTCGATCTCGAACGGCTCGTAATCGCCGCGTGCTGCCTCGATGTCCTTGATTGTGAGTCTCACGACTCGTTCTCCTCCTCATCGGTGCTGTCAGCGGAGACCTCGTTCGCGGCGGCGATCACCGCGAGCAGCTCAGCCTTCCGGTGCGCGTCACCGAGCTCAATCGCGTGCTCGGTCGCGTAGTCGCGGAGTTCCGCGACCGTCATGGGCTCAAGTTCCGGGCCGAGACCGACGTGGTCATCAGCCAGCGCCGCGGCTTCGACCTGGCGGAAGCCGTCGTGCTTGAGCTTCACTGCTTGTGCGGGCGTGGCGGCCCTCCGTGTCTGGCCGCCACGCTGAAACGTCCCGAAGTTCATGCTTGATCAGGACTCGTCGTCGATGCCCATGTTGGTGAGCAGAGCCTTCCAGCCCGGCCCACCGAACAGGTATTGCGTCGCGAATCCGAGATCGGAGTCCGGATAGGCGGTGAGCGTGACACCCCACTCGACTGGGTCGTCGCCGTTGGCGTAGGACTGATCGTCGAGGTCGGTGACCGATGCGCGCGGCCAGAACCGGGCGATGTAGATCTCGCCGTCGTCGGACGTGTCGACGGCGAGGATCAGCGTCCGGTAGTAGCGCTTCGTCGGGATCGACGGCTGAGCGATCTGAACCTCGCCGGTTGTCGCGTCCGCCAGGATGCCGGCGGTGTCGGCACCGGTGTAGAGCCCGATCGACCGCAGGTTGGTTTCCTGCATCGTGAACTTCGCGGTGCTTGTGCGCTTCGTGATGTCGGAGCGCGTCGGGTCCGCGAAACCCCACGATGCGATGTCGGAGCTCGTGATGCCTTCCGACAGCGCGGTGCCGTCGGTGGTCAGCATGCCGACATCCGTGTAACCCTCGGGGAGGGCGTTGAGGCCGGCGGCTGCGCCAGTCGTGAGGGCGGTGATCCCGTCGGCGGTGGACGGCGCGATGAACACGGAGCCCTGGAGGGCCTTGCGGATCAGCTCGTCCTTGCGCTCCGCGATGTCCGCGTAAACGGTCGGGTCAGTCATTGTCTGTTACCCCTTTCGGGTGGCTGGGAAGTCGCAGTCGCCATACGGCGACTGGTGTGTTAGGAGCGGCGCGCGGTGACGGTGTACGCCGCCGTGTAGCGAACGATCTTGGTTTCGTCCCCGTATGGGACCTGGTTCGGTTTGGTGTTGGTCACGGTGTGATCAAGCACTCCGTGCTCCGTCTGATGGGGAAACGCGATCAGCAGCTGCCGTGCCTGCTCGGCAAGCTGCTGCGACGCTTCCTTCGTTGCCGCGAACGCATCAACGGTCACACGAGACGTGTCGGTGACCCGGTCGTCACCACCGCCGAAGCAGTCGATCCGAATGAACGGCAGCCACGAATAGGTGCCCTGAGGATCCGGGGGTGTGTCGGTGCTGACCTCAAGGTCCTCTACATCAAGCTCGGAGAGCAGCGAGATCACGAGCTGCTCGATATCGGGAAATGGTCCTAGAGCGGTCGCCATTTGGTCAGCCCTCGTCGAGCGCGTCGAGTGTGCGGGCAAGCACGTGATGTGGCTTGTGGTCGTGCTCGTTGCCCCACTCCACTGCCGCCGCGTGGTCGGAGGTGTTGATGAGCTGCGCTGCAGCGCGCGGGCCCGGGTACTCGCCCTCCCACGCGATCGTCGTCTCGACGACTTCGAACGAGTCCGCGTAATCACCGGTGACACGGAAGTCTTGGGCAAGCCCGATCGCGATGTCTTTGCCCTTGTCAGCGACTTGCTTGAGCACGTCGCGCACACCGTCCGAGATTGCGAGCTGTTTGAAGCCGTCGCTGTTCGGTGTGAAGTTCTTCAGTGCCATAGAAACCTCTCAGCCCGTGACTCGCCGCAGCATCACGCAAATGCCTGGAGCTGATCCCGAGTACGGGTTTCCCCAGACCTCTGGCTCGCCGACAACCTCGTAGGAGAGCCCATCGATGGTCAGCGACGAGTCGGAGTCGATCGCGGTGCCGGTCGGCAGGAACGCCTGCGGTGCCGTGACGACCTGGTCCTGGTTGTCGAGCCCTTCGGCACCAGACACCGGTGCGAACGCACCGACCACCGTCACGGTCGTCTCGGTGAACGTCGGCCGGTTGTAGGTGTCGAGGATCGGGTGTCCGTCATCGTCGACAGCCGGCACACGGGTTGTGACGGTGATCTCGGTGCCCCGCGAGAAGCTCATTGCGCACCCGTGTCTGGGAAGCGGTCAGGCACGATCCCTGGTCGGCCGCCAAGACGATCGCCGGGGATCAGTACCTGCGGTGACGGCAATGCGTACGTGAACGACGACGGCACGAATGACGGCACTGCGGGCCGCAGCTGGTCAATGTCCGAGTCGGTGACCTGAATCGCGCCACGGACATCTGAGCCCGTCTTGTCGTACCGGTTCACATAGGTCGCGGAGCGCGAGAATGGCCCCGTCGTTTCGGACTCGGTCGCGTAGCCCTCGGGGTTGACGAGGAACCGCTTCACGATCATCGCGACGACGTCCGAGACGATCAACGGATCGAGCGCGGTTGGGTCCTGTGGATTGGCGTCGAACAGTGCGATCCGTGCATCAACATCGAACGGGCACGCGAACCGCAGCTTCGCCGAGGCCTTGATGATCAGGTTGCTGACCTGGGTGGTCTCGGCGTCACTGAGAGGGCGCCAGATGTCTACGACATCCTGTGGTGTAGCCAGTGCGTCGGGCATCTGACGCCCTCCTTTCTGCTTGTTCGGCGGATCGACTACTCGGCTGCGGTCGGGATGCCGGCGCCCTCGAGCGCGGCGATGATGTCGTCGCGACTCGCGTCCTCCGGGATCTCGACCTCGGGCGCGGCCGTAGCCGCGTATTCGCCCCAAGCCTCCTTGCCGGAGCCCTTGCCGGTCTTCGGGGGGACCGCGGACGGATTGTCATCCGAGTCGCCGCCGTCCGCGAAGCAGTGCGGGCCGCACTTGGCTGCGTACTGGTCAGGGATCTCATCGCCGCGCCGGAACCTGCGCCCGGCGATGAACACGTTGACCGCTGATATGCGCATATCGATCAGCGCCTTTCTAGGAGTCACCGTCGGCGACGGTCGCGACCATCAGCGCGTTCGGGTTCTCGATGATCGGCATCCCGACCGCGTCGACGTACACCTCCTGCATGAACGGAGGCGCGTCGGACTTGTTGACCGCGCCAACGATCCCGGGTGCCTCCGAGAACGAGAGCTCCGCCTTCGCGGAGTTGACGAGCTCGAGCGCGGTCGCCGAAACGCCCCACGCGGTGTAGCCGAGGTTCGTGCCCGGATCCGGCGGCACGAAGATGACCTTGTCGTCATCCGTGACGCGCGTCGCGGTCCCGTCGACATCGACGAGGGTGTCGTACACCTGCAGGATGGGCGGCAGCGAGTACTGCGCGAGCAGACCGTCCAGCTGCGGCCGGGTGAGCATTGACGGTGCGCCGATCACCGACGACAGGAGCGTGCGCAGGTTCTCGTTCTGGAGGAGATCCAGGACGCGATCCCACGACAGGATCATGCCGCCAGGCGGGTAACCGTTGAGGATCCGGTAGGCACGGATCCACGGAATGAGGTCGGCGATCGGGTCCGCGTTCGCGTGGTCGCCCCAGGAAATGGCCGCGGTGACAAAGTTGTCATCGGGCACTCCGTAGTCGGCCTCGAGCGTCAGACCACCCTCACCCGTGAGGGTGAAGATGCCGTCGCTGAGAACGTCGCCGCGAGCCAGCTCCATACGGCGCTGGATGTTCTCGGTGAGGTCCTGCGCGTCGTTGTAGATGGCGTTCACGAATGTGTCTTGGTTCGTGCCGCCGGTGCGCGCGAACTCCAGCTGGAGCCGCTCGAGCTCGCCCATCCCGCGCGAGTCCGAGAGCGGTGGCAGCTGCACCTGCGTGAGGGTCGCGGCGTCACGCGCTGAGCGCGACAGCGGACCGTCGTAGGCGCGGAACTTCGCGGTGCGTCCCCTCTTCGTGATCGTGCCGACGTCGACACGGTTGAGGTCAACCGTGCGGTCCGGCAGGATCTGGTTGAGGGAGATCACGTTGGGAAGCGGGACCTCGCGCACGAAGACCACCAGGTCGTCGGGCAGCACCGGTCCGTCGTAAACGAGAGGCATGTCTCAGGTTCTCCTTTGGGGTTCTCGTTCCGGCTTACCGGAAGTTGATGAGCTTGAGGTCGGTCTTTGCGTCCGCGTCGAGGTAGCCGCCAGCGGCCGCGCTGCTCGACGTGAACGGCAGCTTCGTCGTGTCGACGTCGGCGAACGCGACTCGCATCGCGGCACCGACCTTGTCCTTGACGCTGCCGTCCTGGCGAATGACCTGAAGGGGGGCCTTCAGGATCCCGACTGCGGTCGCGGCACCGTTCGAGCCGGCGTCGAGGTACGGCACGAGGAAGCCGCTGTAGGTGCCTCCGGTGGCCTTCGCGAGCACCGTGCCGGACGGGATGAACCCGTTGACGTAGTGCTGTGCCTGGGTGAACGCTGCGACCGCGACGGTGCCGCTCACGTCCGCGCCCATCTGCGGCTTCGTGAGATCCCAGGTGTTGTCGTCGCTCAGGAGATTCTGAACATGCACTCCGATATCCGTCATCACGGACCCTTTCTTTCGTGTGAGTGAGAAGGCCCGGTGACGGACCTAGGACTGCTGTTGCGGCTTGGCAAACCGCTTCTCCGCCATGGCGCGGCCTTGATCGCCGGCCTTCGCGCCGGTGGCCTGCTGATGGCCCTGCCCGAGCCGGACGATCCGAGGACCGCCTGAACCGTTGCCGTTGGCTGGCGCGATGCCCTTGACGAACGCGGCGATCTTCTCCGGGTCGATCTCGTCGCCGGCCTCGGTGAGGAACTTCTCCGGGTCAACGAACTCAAGCGCTGGCGCGAGATCGTCGGCCGCGATGCCGCTGCGCGCGGCTGCCGCCTCCAGCTTCGCCGTGACGAGCTGCGGCATGAACACGGCAGCGACTTCCGTCGCTGTCTCGGTCTTCGCCGTCGTCAGTGCC